TTAACGGTTCCAGTTGAGATTGTGAAGCGGGTTTTTTGTCACGGCATCTTCCAGGTGGTCGGGCGCAAAGTGTGCGTAAACCATCGTCATTTTTATATCGGCATGACCCAGAATATCGCGCAGTACCAGTATGTTTCCGCCGTTCATCATAAAGTGACTGGCGAATGTATGGCGCAGAACGTGCGTGCACTGGCCTTCGGGCAGCTCAATACCGGCTCGTTTTACTGCACGCTCAAAAGCTTTTCTGCATGGCGTGAATAGCTTCCCTCTGTTTTTGGGGAGTTCGTCATACAGCTCTTGGGATATCGGTACGGTGCGGTTTTTCTTCCCTTTGGTTTTGGTATAGGTGATTCGATATTTAGATAACTGATGGCCCTGCAGGTTTTCGGCTTCACTCCATCGCGCGCCGGTGGCCAGGCATACCTTTGCGATCATCAACAGGCTGGGGCTTTGAGAATCAGCGCAGGCGTCTAGCAGACGTTTAATTTCGTCCGGGGCCAGGAACGCCAGTTCTCCCTCTGCGATTTTGAATGTTGGTAGCCCGGCCAGCGGATTAGGCGCCGACCAGTGGCCCAGCTTTATCAGTGTACCGAAAACGGATGATAAATTGCGCTGTTCAAGATTTACCGTGCGGGGCTTAACTGGTGACATTAGTGCACCATCTTCGTTACGAACCTCGCCTTTTAATCGTGCTTCACGATATTTGGTAAATTCACCGGCGGTTATCTCAGAGGCTACGGGATCGCCCATTCCATTACAGATGATATTCAGTTTCGCCATCAGGCGCTTGGGGTCCGCGAGTGTCTGGCCGTAAAGAGAGTGCCATTGCTCAATCAATTCTGACAAACGCCGCCGATCTTCCTTTTCACCCAGCCACGGCTTTTTGTTCACTTCATCCATGGTGAAGTTTTCGAATGCTACAGCCTCGCCCTTCGTCGCAAATTGCTTGCGCACGCGCTTACCATCGCGCCCGTTTGGGTAGCATTCACACAACCATTTTCCGCTAGGCTGTTTCCTGATGGTCATGACTAAATACTCTTGATTACTTTAATGGCTCGCCCGATAACTTCCACATCATCAACTGAACACTCAAAGGATGAGTCGTCCTGGTGAACAACAATTTTGTTGCCTGGTATTCGGGCAATCTTGACGATGCTCTTCACCCCATCGATATCAACAAGCCAGTAACCATTGCTAACTTGTTTGACAGAGTTATCCACTACAAAGCAGTCAGTAGACGTTTTTATAAACAATGAATTGCCGGGTTCACTGTCCAGTAAGCTGCTATCAAGTAGCACTTCACCTTCGTTATTCAGCTTTCCATTCTTCAATTCGACTTGCTTAATGCTTGGTGCAACGATTTTGGAAAGTGGTCGAAGCGTGACGTCTGACTCGTTTACGGGAATTTTTTCTCGGTCTTCTGAAGTGAACATTTCCCCCTGTCCTGTGGCTAGCCATAGCAGCGAAACCCCTGTTTCTAGTGCACACTGGATGACCCACTCAGCAGGAAAGCTATCTCGTAAGTTTCTGTTTGCCATAGTGCTTTTTGAGATTTTTAAATGGTCAGCTAGTGCTTGTTTGGTGCTGAATCCATACGCCTTAAGCAATCTTTCGATTGTTTCTCGACCTCCCGTATTGGGACCTGCCTGAATACTGATCATCACATACTCCATTGACGACCACTTAAAGTGATCGTAGTATCGCGGTAGTCCCGAAAAGGGAATCCCGAAAAGTGAGCTAAAACGAGACAAAACGAACTAAAACCCAAGGATACTGCACTATGAGCACAGATATTTCAATTCGTGTACCAAAAGAGATGGCTACGCCTGCAGAGTTCGCAGAATGGGAAGGTATCTCCCGCGGCTCTGTGTACCAAAAAATACATCATGGTCAGCTTGCTAAGTACATGGTTAAGAAAGAGAAAAACAAAGGTCGTGTATGCCTTCGTTACCTAATGTACAAAACTGATCAAGTTCGCGAGTCCCTCGGTCATTCCAACTTTCGCGTCATTGTTGGTTTGTAAGTTCAATATTGAGACATAAAAGGATTTACAGCATGTTTGATTTCAGGATTTCCACACATCGCCACTATGACGAGGCCTGCCAGGCATTTGCAGCGCGTCATAATATGGTCGAGCTTGCAGACAAAGCAGGCATCAAGCCGCAGACATTGCGCAACAAGTTAAATCCGGATCAGCCGCATCAACTGACAGCCCCTGAAATTATGCTGTTAACAGATATCACCGAAGACTCGACATTAGTCGATGGTTTTCTGGCGCAACTGCACTGTATGCCGTGTGTGCCGGTCAATGAGCTGGCTAGAGAAAAGCTACCAGTTTATGTCCTGAAGGCAACGGCAGAGGTGGGCCAGCTTGCAGCAGGCGCAATATCAACGGAGCGCCTGACTCAGTGCCGCAAAAATGCAATGGTGACCAGCGTTAACGCCGGGATCCGCTGCCTGTTTCTGGCCGCTATGGCAGTGCAATGCCGCATCCAGGGCAACCCTGCGGTAGCTGGCGCTGTAGATACTGTCAGCGGCATCGGCGCAACATTCGGCCTGATGTGAGGTGAGCATGAAACATGAGCCTTCATTCGCATCGCTGCTAGTTCGTCAAAGTCCATCCATGCATTACGGCCACGGCTGGATCATGGGGAAAGACCGCACGCGCTGGAACCCCAGCCGCGACCAGTCGGCATTATTAAGTGAACTGCGCACAGTGCGCCCCGCGTCGTTTAAGCGCCGGGTTAAAGCTTTTTTGAGGTTGATATGATTAATAACATGTCCGCACCAATCAATGCAGGTGCGACGCCGTTTAATAATGCTGGTTGTGCTGATGTGCAGCCGGAGAAAATGAGCGGTGAGGAGTGCTTCGCCAGGTTTCATCAGAAACTAAAAGCCACGCAAAACGGGGCGCTGCGTAATTTCAACAAGCTGGATGACAACTTTAAATTCGTTGTCATGACGCTGGCGAACCGCAACGAGCCAGGCGCATTTAAAAGTGATGAGGTTGGCAGGCCGTTTGAATATTTCGACCAGTCCCGCCGGTTGTTGCTGATTAAAGCGATGAACGAAATAGCTCGCTGGGGCGAAATTTTACCCCGTCGTTTCTCGCTGCATGAAAGCGTTATACCTGAGTAATTAACTACTAACGAAATTAATGGCGTAAACCCGCCGGGCATTTTTTTGCCTAAATTCTGGAGAAATAAATATGCGAAATATTGAAAAGCATAACACCCAAACCGGGCCGGACGATGCCGGTATTAATAGCCTTTTGACTGCTGCACGTCTGGAAGAACGTCGGGGCCGCGCTGATGTTATGGCGGCACGTCTGGAAAAGCTGGCTGTTTTTATCACCCGTGGCGAGCTAAGCGGCGCAGAGGCTGCGGAGCTTCTGCGGGTTGAGGCAACCATTATCATCAACGAAGCACAGGAGCTGCACTAATGGGCTGTTTTATGGATCGCGTGCAGCAGCGCGAACAGGAAGACCGTGATCGCCTTATTCAGAACGCGCGCAACTGTACGGCTGCGCCTTCTGCGTTTCTGTGCCAGACGTGCGGCGGCGAGATTCCTGCTGCTCGCCGGGCTGTTATTCCGGGTGTGCAATGCTGCGTCACTTGTCAGGAAATCACCGAACTGAAAAGCAAGCATTACAACGGAGGTGCTGTATGACCACCATCCTGAAATGGACGGGCAATAAAACAGCCATTATGCCCCAGCTTAAAGAACACCTGCCCGCTGGCCCGCGACTGGTTGAACCTTTCGCGGGTTCCTGCGCTGTAATGATGGCAACAGACTATCCTCATTATCTTGTTGCGGATATTAACCCTGACCTTATTAACCTTTATCAAGTCATTAAAGAAGACGTCAGCAGTTTCATTAATCTGGCTGAGCGTATATTTTCAAAGTTCACCACGGAAGAGGGTTACTATAAATGCCGCCAGTTTTTTAATACTGTGCCACTTGAACCAATAGATAAGGCGGCTTACTTCCTTTTCCTTAATCGCCATTGCTACCGTGGTTTGTGCCGTTATAACCAGCGCGGCCTTTTCAATGTGCCATATGGTAATTATAAAAAGCCTTATCTGCCTGTTGATGAAATACGCGCATTTGCTGAAAAGGCTGTGCGTGCTACGTTCATCTGCGCCAGTTATGACGAGACACTGGCAATGCTGCAGGCAGGTGATGTGGTTTATTGCGATCCGCCATATGACGGAACGTTTACCGGTTATCACACTGCAGGATTTACTGAAGACGATCAGTATCATCTGGCGTCTATTCTTGAACGCCGGTCATCAGAAGGTCATCCGGTCATTGTGTCCAATAGTGACACCTCATTAACGCGTTCCCTTTATCGCAATTTCTCACTCCATCAGCTGACAGCAAAGCGCAGCATGGGCGTGGCCGCCGGTGAAAGTAAATCCGCCGTTGAGGTTATCGCTGTTTCTAAGCCGGTAGTTTGGATGGGCGTCGATTTAGCGGCGGGTCCCGATATCTCGGTGGAAACTGAGGTGCGGGCGTGGCAGTGAGTAAATTCACATTACATAATGCACCAACCACCGGCGGCTCGAATGAGGCCGCCGTGGCCTTTTCATGGAATAACCCAAAAAAAGCGGTTAACCCCTATCTGGACCCGGCGGCAGTTGCGCCGGAGTCTGCGCTTTCAAATCTGATCGCTCTTTACGCTGCGGATGACGAGCAGGAACAGCTGCGCCGCGAGAAGGTGAGCGATGAGGTATGGGAACGCTATTTCTTCAATGAGTCCCGCGATCCTGTCCAGCGAGAAATGGCGCAGGATCTGCTGATAAGCCGCGCCAAAATGGCCCGTGAACAGCAGCAATTCAATCCCGATCTGGTCATCATCTCTGACGTAAACGCCCAGCCGGCACACATCAGCAAACCGCTGCTTGAGCGGATAAAGTATTTCCAGAGTCTGGGTAAACCTAAGGCGTATTCCCGCTATCTGCGTGAAACAATCAGGCCATGCATTAAACGGCTTGAGCATGTGCGGAATAGTCAGGCTTCTGCCTCATTCCGGTTTATGGCGAGCCGCGACGGACTGGAGGGGCTTCTGGTTCTGCCCGAAATGAACCAGGAGCAGGTTAAGCGGTTATCTACTCTTGTGGCGGCGCACATGAGCATGTGTCTGGATGCTGCCTGCGGCGAGCTGTTTACCGATGATAACGTTACGCCGGAAGTGATCCGCCGGTCATGGGAAAGGGTGGCCGCTGAGGCCATGCGTCTTGATGTTATCCCGCCTGCTTTCGAAAAGCTGCGCCGTAAAAAGCACCGCCGTAACCCGGTCCCATACGAGCTTATTCCGGGTTCACTGGCGCGTATGCTTTGCGCTGACTGGTGGTATCGCAAACTGTGGAAGATGCGCTGTGAATGGCGAGAGGAGCAGCTGCGTGCGGTGTGCCTGGTAAACAAAAAGGCGTCTCCCTATGTCAGCTACGAGGCTGTGATCCACAAACGCGAACAGCGCCGCAAATCTCTGGAGTTTTTCCGCTCGCATGAGCTGGTTAACGCTGACGGCGACACGCTGGATATGGAGGATGTGGTAAACGCCAGCAGTAGCAACCCGGCGCACCGGCGCAACGAAATGATGGCCTGCGTTAAGGGGCTGGAGCTTATCGCAGAAATGCGCGGAGAGTGCGCGGTGTTCTATACCATCACCTGCCCGTCACGCTTCCACGCAACCCTCAATAACGGCAGGCCAAACCCGAAATGGACCGGCGCCACCGTACGGCAGAGCAGTGACTATCTGGTTGATACGTTCGCCGCTTTCCGCAAGGCAATGCACAAGGCCGGGCTGCGCTGGTATGGCGTCCGCGTTGCTGAACCACACCATGACGGCACCGTGCACTGGCATCTGCTGTGCTTCATGCGCAAAAAAGACCGTAAATCCATCACCGCGCTGCTGCGTAAATTCGCCATTCGTGAGGACCGGGAGGAACTGGGCACCAATACCGGGCCGCGCTTCAAGTCTGAGCTTATCAACCCGCGCAAGGGTACGCCGACCAGCTATATCGCCAAATACATCAGTAAGAACATCGACGGTCGCGGGCTGGCGCAGGAAATCAGCAAGGAAACGGGCAGATCATTGCGCGACAACGCTGAGAACGTTAACGCCTGGGCTTCGCTGCACCGTGTGCAACAATTCCGCTTCTTCGGAATCCCTGGCCGCCAGGCGTACCGCGAACTGCGTTTACTGGCCGGTCAGGCTGCGAGATCGCAGGGTGACAGAAAGGCAGGCGCACCGGTACTGGAAAACCCGCGTCTGGATGCGGTGCTGGCCGCAGCTGATGCAGGCTGTTTTGCCACTTACATCATGAAGCAGGGCGGCGTTCTGGTCCCCCGTAAACATCACCTTGTCAGAACCGCTTATGAACTGAACGATGAGCCGAGCGCTTACGGCGATCATGGGGTTCGTATTTATGGCATTTGGTCCCCGATCATTGAGGGCCGGATCTGCACTCACGCAGTGAAGTGGAAAATGGTTCGTAAAGCCGTTGACCTTCAGGAGGCGACAGCCGACCAGGGCGCTTGCGCCCCTTGGACTCGTGGCAATAACTGTCCCCCTGTTGAAAATTTGAGCCAGTCAGGGGATGACTTGCCAGATATTAGGGCCATGAATGAGAAGGAACTGCAGGATCACCTCCACAGCATGAGCAAAAAGGAACTGCGTGAGCTGAATACCCGGCTAAGGCTGGTTAAGCCGAAGCGGAGAAAGGGATACAAACAGGAAATTTCTTCTCACCTGCGGCTGCAGCTTGAGACGGAACTCAGGTCCAGGGGCTTTGATGGTAGCGAAGCGGAGATTGATCTGCTTCTGCGGGGCGGGAGCATTCCATCCGGGGCAGGGCTGCGCATTTTTTACCGGGACCAGCGTCTGCAGGAGGATGCCAAGTGGCGGCAGTGGTATTAATGCCGCCAGAATGATAGCTAAAGGCCTGCCAGCTTTCGGCCCCGTACGCGCGTTACTTCATATTTCAGCTCTGCCGCTTTTAGCTCACATCTTTTGTAAGCCTTTAGCCATTGTTCAATGGTGGGCATGGTGTCCGCATTCTTTGGAAAAACGACCATATGCAGGCACTGGCCTGTACCGAGGTCGCCAGCCAGAAGCAGGGCAATTTTAGTGTGTGCTATTAACTCAATGCAGGCCTTGCGCAAAGTTTATCCTCCTTTTGCAATAGTTGCGGTTATAAATGGCATCGGACACATCCCATTGAAACATAAAAATAGTTTACAACGTGGGATCGGTTCTATACTGTATTTATAAACAGTGTATATGCATACAGTAAATGATGTAAGGGAGGGAAAATGGCAGACTTTTTCTTGGAGTCGATGAAGCTCCAGCGTATTGATTTTTTTGTAAAGCTTGTAGCGGCAAGTGAATGCAGTGACGAAGAAAAGCGCCTGGCTATCCAGTGGGTATCTGAGCTGACCGATGAATTGATGGCAAAAATTAGAAGCCATGAATACAACCAGTCAATGAAGGTCGAAAATTAACGTGAGCTAAAAACAAAAAATGGAACCCTGCAGGCGTAAGAATTTTATTCTGGCGTTTGCAGGGTTGAACAACGAGCGAAGCGAGGCGTTAGTTATGGGATTTCCCAGCCCGGCACAGGACTATGTAGAAACGGTCTTGAGTCCAAACAGCTTATGCGGCATTACAGCTAACAGCCGTATTATCGAAACATCAGCAGGTTATGCGGTGATTAATCCCGCGCTAAAATGCCCGCCGGGTGCCGACGTTCTGATCCAGGCGTTCGGGCGGACGCATTTTGCGAAGGTCGCTGGTCACGCTTTTATCACAGCAGACGGCGAAGCGCTGGAAGGCGACGCCCTGGACGATGTGGTGGTTTTAGGCAGGGTTACGCACCTCATCAACCGGACCATTAGCGATGATAATTGCCCGGTAATTTAGGTAATATTTACCCCTAATTACCAGTTTTGCAGTCATGCGTGCATAAGGCGCATGAATTTGCATGATCGTTTGAGAATCGTTAACACTCAGGCCCGCCAGTCCCGGCGGGCTTTTTTGTAGGTCATGCAGGTGCATTAAAACCGACCCATAAAGCGGGCAGGCGTGGCGGGGAAAGCATTGCGCGCTGAGCGTGATAATTAATTTAATTTTTGCGCCGCTGCCGCGCCGCTGTCGCGTCGTTCGGGTTGGGGTAATGTAAAGAGACGGGCGCACAAGGGCACGCCGTGTGGCGTGCTTGAGGGGGTGTAGAGCGACAGGCAAGAAAAAGCCGCCTCGCGGGCGGCTATGAGTGGGTTATTCGTCTGTTTCGAGGCTGTATTTTTTGAAGCGGATGACCTCCTCTCCGAGCCAGTCGTTTACCTCACGGATCCTGTCCTGTAATGGCATAAGCTCATTGCGGACGAACACCTTTGCCACCTTCTCAACGTCGCCCACGCTGGCGATATTTTCAGGCTTGCCGCCCATGAGCTGGAACGGAATGCGGTGAGCATCCAGCAGATCCGCAGCGCTGACCTTTTTGATATTAAAAAAATCGTCTTTCGTGGCGACTTCGCTAAGCGGCAAAATCTTAATACCGTCTGCTTTGCCGTTCGGCGCGTAGAAAAAAAGGTTTTTGAAGTTGCCGAGACCTTTTGAGCTGCGCATTGCCTGACGCAGCTCCTCAACGTCGGTGCTGCTTTGCGCCGCGTCGGTCACGTACATGATGTAACCCGCGTGCGCGCCGTTCTGGTAGTACTTGCGGCGGAACAGCGTCGCGCTCTCATTTAGCCAGGCTGAATTAAGGGCGCTCAGATATTCCGGCATCCCGTACAGCTCCTGATTGATATCAGGCTCCAGCAGGTGAAAAACCGATCCGGACATAAACTGGTGCGGGTTTGAGAACGTCGGCACATACCAGTATGTGTCCGGCTCAACCCCGCGCCGGGTGTATTTCGCCGGGGAGGCTTCCAGCTTCAATACGCGGCCTGTTTCACTCATGCGTTTTTCAAAAAAGGCGTTGCCGAAAACCAGAAAATCCAGCACGAAGCGGCTGAAATCCTGCTGCGAGAGCATGGGGTGCGGCATGAAGGTGCTCGCCAGAATATTGCGCTTAACATAAATCGGTGAGCTGTGATGCACGGCGGCGCGCAGGCTTTTGGCAAGGCCGGTAAAGCTGACTGGCGGCTCGTACCATCTGCCATTGGTGATGCACTCGACATAATCCAGAATGTCGCGGCGGTCGAGTACCGGGGACGGCTCGCCGAAGGTGAATGCCTCCATTTTTCGCCCGGCGGTGGCTGTGGTTTCTGTTACCTGCTGGCTGCGCTGGCGCTTGTTACGTTTTCGCATTAGTTGAACTCCAGAATAGAAGATGAAGCCCCGCCGCTGCCAGCGGTCAGCGGCTCGTTAATCAGTACGTGCATGGTGGCCCAGGCGAGATCGGCATGGCTGGCCTCCTCGGTGCGGCTGGCCTCATAGGTCGAGCTGCGCCCGCTGCCGGTCATGGTTTTACGGATGGACATAAACGACTGAGTGAGGTCGGTTGCGGCAACGTCATACTCCAGACAGCCGCGGGTGATGGTGTCTTTTGCCTTGAGCACCATTGCCGTTTTGATTTCCGGCGTGTAGCGGATCTCGCGGGCAGCCGGGTAGAAGGAGCGAACCAGCTGATAAACACCCTGGCCGAGGCCGGTGGCATCGATACCGATATACTCGACGTAATATTTTTCGGTCAGCTCGCGGATGGCGTTCGCCTGGGTGGCAAAGTCCATTCCCTTCCACTGATGACGCTCCAGAATACGGAACTTGCCGCCGGTCACCATCGGCGGGGCGATGACCACGCAACCGGCACTGTCGCCCCGGTGTGACGGGTCGTAGCCAATCCAGACCGGACGCTGGCCGAAAGGACGATCGGCAAACGGGGCGTAGTCCTCCCATTCCTCCAGACTGTCCACCATGCACCGTTGCAGCTCCTCAAACGGAAATACCGAGGCTTTATCGTCAACAAATTCGCACATAAACAGGTTGCGGAAATCATCGGCGCTGTTTTCGCGCTTCAGCGTGTCCAGGTCAAACAGCGTACAGCCACCGGCAAGAGCGTCCTCGATGGTGACAATCTGCCGCCACTGTCCATCCTCGCAGGCAACCCCGGCGGCCAGCGCGGAATGGCTGATATCGATCTCGACACGCTCGCTGGCGCTGGCCCGGCCCCGGTTAAACAGCTCACCTGACCAGAACGGATATGCGCCATGCCCGAGGGAGGACGGTGTTGAAAAATAGGTGGTGCGCAGGTGCTTCTGCGAGGCCATGCCCGAGGCAACCTTACGCAGTCGCTGGAAGTTAGGGATCCAGAAAATCTCATCGACATACAGGTCGCCGTTATGGCTCTGCGCGGTGTTTGAGTTGGTGCCGAGGAAAATCAGCTTTGCCCCGTTGTTGCCGATCACAATCGGGTCGCCGGAGAGGTCAACATCGACCAGGCGCGCAAACTGGATGATGTATTCCCGGAACACATACGCCTGCGTTTTTGAGGCTGATAAAAATATCTGGTTATGGCCGGTTTTCAGGGCGTGCAGCAGCGCCTCGCGGGAAAAGTAAAACGTCGCGCCGATCTGGCGGGATTTCAGGATGTCGCGGATGCGGTGAGCCAGCCCGGCGCGGTGCCATTTGAGCTGATACTCGAACGACTCCGCGAGGAAAATCTCCTCCAGTTTTTCGATAGCCTCTTCGCTGAAAAAATTCTTTTTCGGCTTCTTACGCTCGCCTTTGTTGCGGTTTGCCACGTTGGGATTGAGATCGACTTCGTTGCCGGTCTGGCCGTACCGATTAACCCTGGCAAGCCGCTCCATCTGGCGCGACAAAAAATCGGCAACCTTGAAATCATGCGCGGTTAAATCCGGCTTTGCATAGAGCTGGATAAGCCGGGCTTCAAGCGTGCTTTCCACCCGGTTAAGCGGTGCGGTTTCGTCCCAGCCGTCGCGCTGTTTCCAGCTCTGAACGGTAGGCCGTTTGGTCTGCAACATTTCAGCGATTTGCGGCACGGAAAAGCCCTGCCAGTAGAGCAGCGCCGCCTGTCGTCGCGGATCGTTTAAAAGCGTCGTGTCGGTGGTGATGGTCATGGATGCCTCGCCGTGATTGATACAGGGCAAGGCTACTGATGAGCCGCTTACGAATCGCTAAGGCACTGTTGTGTGAGGGCGTACCCATCCGGCACCGATAGCCGGAAGGGTGCCGAGTCGGGAAAACTAACCCCGAACCCGTAACCCCACAATCAGGACTCCTGACGATGGCAAAAAAAGTAAGTAAGTTTTTCCGTATCGGCGTTGAGGGCGATACCTGCGACGGCCGCGTAATTAGCGCGACCGATATTCAGGAAATGGCCGCAGGTTTTGATCCCCGCGTCTATGGCTGCCGTATCAACCTGGAACATCTGCGCGGAATTCTCCCGGACGGTGCATTCAACCGCTACGGTGACGTGGTGGAGCTGAAGGCTGAAAAAATCGAAGACGATTCGGCGCTTAACGGTAAATGGGCGCTGTTCGGCAAAATCGCGCCGCTCGACAACCTGGTGGAAATGGTCGGCAAGGGCCAGAAGGTTTACACCTCAATGGAGATCCAGCCGAACTTTGCCAACACCGGCAAATGTTACCTGGTCGGCCTGGCCGTCACCGATGACCCGGCAAGCCTCGGCACCGAATACCTTGAATTTTGCCGCACCGCGAAAAGCAACCCGCTTAACCGCTTCAAGACAGCCCCGGAAAACCTGATTTCTGTCGCCACCCTGGCGGAGCTGGAATTTGAAGACCAGGCCGAAACCGTCTTCACCAAATTAAGCGACACCGTGAAAAGCATTTTTGGCCGCAAGCAGGCCAGCGATGACGCCCGTTTCGCTGATGTGCATGAAGCGGTGACGGTGGTCAGTGAGCATGTGCAGACCAGCATCAGCGCATCCGATGAGCGTATCGCCGCGCTGGAAAACTCCTTCGCCTCCCTTAAGCAGGATGTGACCAGTAAGGCGGAGCAGACCAGCCAGGCATTTTCGCAGCTCAAAACCACGCTCGATAACACACCAAGCCGTCATCAGCCGCGCCGCGAGCTGAGTACCGGCGGCGGTGAATCGACACTGACGAACTGCTGACAGGCCCGCAAACGGCAGACAGTGAACCCCGATTAATTACAAATTTCAGGAAAAAATATGCGTCAGGAAACCCGTTTTAAATTTAATAAGTATCTCTCCCGAATTGCTGAGCTGAGCGGTGTGGAGGTAAGCGATCTGTCGAAAAAATTCACCGTCAACCCGTCGGTGACTCAGACCCTGATGGACACCGTGCAGGAGAATTCCGATTTCCTGACCCGCATCAATATCGTGCCGGTCAGCGAGCTGAAGGGCGAAAAAGTTGGGGTCGGCGTGACCGGCTCCATTGCCAGCACGGCGGACACGGCCAACGGTCAGGAGCGTAAGACCGGCGACTTCGCCGCGCTGGAGAGCAACAAGTACGAGTGCGATCAGATTAACTTCGATTTCCATATCCGTTACAAAACGCTCGACCTGTGGGCGCGTTTTCAGGACTTCCAGATCCGCATCCGCAACGCCATCACCAAGCGACAGTCGCTGGACTTCATCATGGTCGGCTTTAACGGCGTGAAGCGCGCCGCCACGTCAAACCGTGCGGAAAACCCGATGCTTCAGGACGTGGCCGTGGGCTGGATGCAGAAGTACCGCAATGAAGCGCCGGGCCGCGTGATGAACAAGGTCACCGATGACGACGGCGCGGTCGTCTCCGATGTGATCCGCATCGGTAAGGGAGGCGACTATGAAAACCTCGACGCCCTGGTGATGGATGCCACGAACAACCTTATCGAGCCGTGGTATCAGGAAGACCCCGATCTGGTGGTGATTGTGGGGCGTCAGCTTCTGGCCGACAAATATTTCCCGATCGTCAACAAAGAGCAGCCCAATACCGAAGCCCTGGCCGCTGACGTGATCGTCAGCCAGAAACGCATCGGTAACCTTCCGGCGGTGCGCGTGCCGTACTTCCCGGCGAATGCGCTGTTTGTGACGCGCCTCGATAACCTGTCAATCTACTTTATGGATGAGAGTCACCGCCGGGTTATCGACGAAAACGCGAAACTCGACCGCGTGGAAAACTACGAGTCGATGAACGTCGATTTTGTGGTTGAAGACTACGCCGCCGGTTGCGTGGTGGAAACCATCAAGGTCGGCACCTTCACCCAGGCGCAGGCAGCTGTCGAGCCGGAAGCAGGAGCGTAACCGATGACGAGTCCCGCACAGCGTCACATGATGCGGGTCTCGGCCTCCACAACCACGCAGCGGGCCGCAAACCCGCTGCGACATGCCACTGCCTACGAGCAGATGCTGGTTAAGCTGGCCGCAGACCAACGCACGCTAAAAACCATCCATTCGAAAGAGCGTAAGGCGGAGATTAAGCGGGAGCTGTTGCCGTTCTATGCCCCGTGGGTCAGTGGTGCCCTTGAGCAGGGCAAAGGCGCGCAGGACGACATTCTGATGACGGTGATGCTGTGGCGTCTTGATGCCGGTGATATCGCCGGTGCGCTGGATATTGCCCGCTATGCCTTTCAGTTTGGCCTGTCTATGCCGGGGAAGCACCGCCGTACGCCGGTATATATGTTCACCGAGGAGGTGGCGCTCGCCGCAATGCGCGCCCATGCCGCCGGTGAGCCGGTAGACGTGCAGCTGTTGCTTGACGTGCTGGCGCTGACTGAACCCGCCGACATGCCGGATATGGTGCGGGCGAAGTTGCACAAAATCACCGGTCTGGTGCTGCGTGATAGCGGTCAGGTTGCTGATGCGCTGGCGCACCTGCAGCGTGCAATGCGTCTCGACTGTCAGGCGGGTGTGAAAAAAGAAATTGAACGGCTTGAGCGCGAGCTGCGCCCGAAGCCCGAGGCGAAACCGAAACCGGCCCCGGCGGCATCGCGCCCGCGTAAAGCAAAGAGCGCGACCCCGGCTAAGCGTGGCCGACCGAGAAAAATCGCCAGTTAACAGAATGCGCCCCGCGCCGGGCGGCACGCCGGTCAATGGTGGTGTTTTCACCTTCCCTGCGACCGGCGTCCACCGCCCACCTATAACCCGAGGTTGTCATGACGACACTTGTAATTAATAACCCGGCGCAACAGCGTGAAACGCTAATCATTCCGCCTGTGCCAGTAGACGAGCAAATCATCAAAAATACGCCGTTTTTTCCGGATGTCGATCCGAAACGGGTACGGGAAGAAATGCGCCTTGAGCAGACTGTATCAGCGGTTCGCCTGCGCCGGGCAATCAAGACCGCTATAGCAGAAACAAACGCCGAGCTGAACAAATGGCGTGAGTATCAGGAGGACACCGGCTATGCGCGGCTGGAAGACGTGCCGACCGATAAGCTCGACGGCGAAAGTGTCCGGGTTTTCCACTATTTCAACGCCGTGTGCGCGATGACAACCGCGACGCTTTACGAGCGTTTCAGGGGTGTGGATGCCAGCGCCAAAGGGGATAAAAAGGCTGATGCCATCGACACCACGATTGATGAGTTGTGGCGGGATATGCGCTGGTCAGTCGCCCGCATCCAGGACAAGGCTCGCTGTATCGTCGGGCAAATCTAATGCGAGTCGTTGCGCAGCAGGGAGACACCCTGGACCTGATTTGCGCCCGGTATTACGGGCGCACTGAGGGGGTGTTTGAGGAGGTGCTTGCCGCCAATCCGGGACTGGCCGGGATGGGGGCGGTGCTGCCGCACGGTACGCCGGTCGATCTGCCTGAGGTGCAGGCGGCCCCGGTATCAGAGACTGTAAACCTATGGGACTGAGTATGGAGCGAATTACATCGTTTTTAGCCTACTGGCTGAGCGTGGCGCTGGCCGCGTTCGGAGCCATGACACCGCAGGACGTCGCCGCATGGTTCGGCGTACTGGGGGTGATTTTTACCGTTGGCGTGAACTGGTACTACCGGCACCTGAGTTACCTGCTTGAAGCCGATAAAAAAATGCAGCCTGCCATTATCGCACCCCCACCAAAGAGGCCGTGAATATGTCAGTGATTAAACGTTGCAGTGTGGCCGCCGTGCTGGCGCTGGCAGTGCTGTTACCCGACTTTCGTCTGCTAAAGACCTCACCGGAGGGGCTGGCACTCATCGGCGATCTGGAGGGTTGCCGCCTGCGCCCTTACCAGTGCAGCGCCGGGGTATGGACGTCGGGCATCGGCCACACTGCGGGGGTGGTGCCGAAAGGCGACATCACAGAACGGCAGGCGGCGACAAATCTTATCGCTGATGTACTGAATACGGAGCGGCGTCTCGCGGTCTGCGCACCTGTCGCGATGCCGCAGCCGGTCTATGACGCACTGATCAGCTTTGCCTTTAACGTTGGCACCGGCGCGGCGTGTAAATCAACACTGGTCGGTTTTATCAAGCGGCAGCAGTGGCGGCAGGCCTGTGATCAGCTGCCCCGCTGGGTGTTTGTGAATGGGGCCAGGAGTCAGGGGCTGGAAAACCGTCGCGCCCGTGAAAGGGCGGTATGTCTTAAGGGGGCATCATGAAAGCATTAGCCGCATTACTGGTTATGGCCGTGCTCGGGCTGTGGTGGCTGCGTCACGACAACGGCAATCTGCGGCAGTCCTTCGAAAAGGCAAACCATGTTGCCAGTGAGCGGGCGAAGGTGATCGACATGCTGAAAAACCAGCTTACTGTCGCCGTTGCCAGGGCAAATAAAAACGAGCAGGCGCAGGCCGCGCTGAATCAGAAGCTGAATGATGCCGGTGAACGTGCGTTACGGCGCGAAAAAACTATCACGAGGTTACTCAATGAAAATGAACAGTTTCGCCGCTGGTACAGTGCTGATCTCCCTGATGCTGTGCGCCGGGTGCACGTCCGTAACGCCTGCGCCTCAGCCGGTGATTGTTTACAACAGCTGCCCGAAAGTCAGCCTGTGCCCGATGCCGGGCAGTGACCCGAAAACCAACGGCGATCTGAGCGCCGATATTCGCCAGCTTGAGCGCGCATTAGAGAGCTGCGCGCTACAGGTTGAAGTAGTCAAGCAATGCCAGGACGAAACAGATGCTGAAGCCAGACTCGCTACGCCAGGCGCTGAGCCGCGCCGTTCCGACGCTGAAAAATAACCCCGATATGCTGCGGATGTTTGTTGATAACGGCAGCATCGGCGCCACGCTGGCCGCGTCGCTGTCGTTTGAAAAGCGCTACACGCTTAACGTGGTGGTGACCGACTACACGCACGATATCGATCTGCTGCTCGTGCCGATCATGGCCTGGCTGCGGGAAAATCAGCCCGATATCATGACTACAGACGAGGGGAAAAAGCGCGGGTTTACGTGGTACGCCGATATCAATGATGACAGCAGTATTGATATCAGCATCAGCCTGATGCTGACCGAGCGCACGCTGGTTAAACAGCTAGGGGACGCGTTGCATGTGCAAAATATCCCCGAGCCGCCACCGCCGGAGCCGGTAACGCGCCCGCTGGAGCTGTATGTCGCGGGCGAACTGGTGAGTAAGTGGGATGAGTGACTTACAGCCCTTTGAGGACAAGCTTGCCGCGCTGATTGCCACGCTGTCACCGTCTGGCCGTCGCCGTATGGCTGCGGATATCGCTAAAAAGGTGCGGTCCGGGCAGCAGAAGCGAATTAAATCGCAGAAAGCGCCGGACGGCACGCCGTACGAGGCGCGTAAGCGTCAGCCCGTTAAGGCAAAAAACGGACGGGTTAAACGCCAGATGTTTGAGAAGCTGCGCGCCAGCCGCTATATGAAGGCAAAGGGTACAGACAGCGCGGCGGTGGTGGATTTTACGGGGAAAGTGCAGCGTATCGCCCGCGTACATCAGCTCGGCCTGAAAGACCGGCCATCCCGTAACAGCGAGGAGGTTATCTACCCGGCGCGTCAGTTGCTTGGCTTTTCTGATGAAGACCGGCAGCTCGTCGAGGAGATTATTATCGATTACCTTTCTGATTAATCGTTGTGCCATTCCTGACAAAACCCGCCTGAATTGCCGCCGGTCAGCCCCGGCGGCATCCTTTCCCGTATGAAAACATTCGAATCCCTACAGGAACTCGCGCGCCTGCTGCGCAACATGATCCGCACCGGCGTCATTGTCGAAACCGACCTCGACGCGGGGCGCTGTCGTGTGCAGACCGGCGGCAATACCTCCGACTGGCTCCAGTGGCTGACGCACCGCGCCGGGCGCTCGCGTACGTGGTGGGCACCGTCCATCGGTGAGCAGGTGCTGATCCTGGCCGTGGGGGGAGAGCTGGACACGGCGTTTGTGCTTCCCGGCATTTATTCTGACGAGCACCCCGCACCGTCGGCTTCGGCTGATGCCTGGCGCGTTGATTTTCCTGATGGCGCGGTTATTGAGTACGAGCCGGAAACCAGCGCCCTGATCGCCTCGGGCATAAAAACCGCTGACGTTACCGCCTCAAAGAGCATCACCGCGACCGTGCCGGTTGTACTGGTCAAGGCGGAGACACGGATCACCCTCGACACGCCGGAAGTGGTCTGCACCAACAAACTGACCACCGGCACGCTTGAGGTACAGAAAGGCGGGACGATGACCGGCGATATCACGCACAGCGGCGGCTCTCTGTCTTCAAATGGCAAAGTGCTGCACACCCATAAACACCCAGGCGACAGCGGCGGCCAGACAGGAGCGCCATTATGACAGCGCGTTATATCGGCATGAGCCGCAGCACAGGCCAGGCGCTGACCGATACGGATCATATCCGTCAGAGCCTGGGAGATATCCTGCGCACCCCCGTCGGCTCGCGTGTGATGCGCCGTAATTATGGCTCCCTGCTGTCGGCAATGATTGACCAGCCACAAACTCCCGCGCTGGAGCTGCAAATTAAGGCGGCCTGCTACATGGCGATCCTTCAGTGGGAGCCACGCGTCACCCTGACCGGCATCACGACGGAACGGCGGTTTAACGGGCAGATGATTGTTGAGCTGTCCGGGCAGATCACCGACACCGGCGTGAGTTTTTCTTTTTCCATCACAGTGAGTTGAAACTATGCCCAGCATTGACCTGAGCCAGCTCCCCGCGCCGGATTTTGTGGAGAAGCTGGACTATGAAGCCATCCTTGCCGAACGCAAGGCGACGCTGATCTCGCTTTTCCCGGCAGACCAGCAGGAGGCCGTTGCCCGCACGCTGGCGCTGGAATCCGAGCCGCTGACCAAATATCTGGAGGAGAACGCCTACCGGGAAATTATCTGGCGGCAACGGGTGAATGAGGCAGGACTCGGCACAACGCTTGCGTATTCCGTCGGTAACGATCTCGATGTGATGGCCGCCAATAATAACACCCCCAGGCTGACAGTCACGCCAGCAGACGAAACCACAATCCCGCCTACCCCTGCGGTGCTGGAGTCAGATGCCGATTTGCGGCTGCGGGCGCAGCAGGCGTTTGAAGGGCTTAGCGTTGCGGGGCCGGTGGGCGCGTACGAGTACCACGGCCGCAGCGCCGACGGGCGCGTGGCGGATATTTCAGTCGTCAGCCCGTCCCCGGCGTGCGTGACGATCACCGTGCTGTCACGCGAAAATGACGGTGCAGCCAGCGCCGGACTGCTGGCAGTGGTTGAGGCTGCGCTGAATGCTGAGGACGTGCGCCCGGTGGGTGACCGGGTGACAGTGCAGGCGGCTGAAATTGTGCCTTACCGGATAGACGCCACTCTCTATTTTTACCTCGGCCCTGAGTCTGAGCCGATCCGACTGGCTGCCGAGGAAAAGCTGAAAGCCTATATCAGCGCGCAGCGCCGACTCGGGCGGGATATCCGCCAGTCTGCTATTTATGCCGCCCTGCATGTTGAAGGTGTGCAGCGGGTAGAGCTGGCCGCGCCGGTCGCCGATATCGTGCTGGATAAGCATCAGGCTTCATTTTGTACGGCTTACACCCTGACCGCAGGGGGCAATGATGAGTAATAACCGCCTGTTGCCGGTTGGCTCGTCAGCGCTGGAGGTTGCCGCAGCGGCAGCGGCGGCAGAAATAGAGCGCGTGCCGGTGCCGCTGCGCACGCTGTGGGATCCGTTTGCCTGCCCCGTAAACCTGTTGCCGTATCTGGCCTGGGCGCTGTCGGTTGACCGGTGGGATACCGACTGGCCCGAGGCAACCAAACGCAGCGCTATTGCCTCCTCGTTTTACGTCCATCAGCACAAAGGCACCATCAGCGCGCTGCGCCGCGTTGTTGAACCGCTCGGCTATTTGATTGAGGTGCGGGAGTGGTGGCAACTCAACGAGGAGCCAGGCACGTTTCGCCTGGTTGTGGGTGTGCTGGAAAGTGGCATTACCGACGAAATGTATCAGGAGCTTGAACGTCTTATTGAGGATGCCAAGCCCGCCAGTCGTCACCTGACCGGGCTTGCTATCAGCCTGAGCGCAACAGGTAACGCGTTTATCGGCGCAGGCTGTTACCTCGGCGACGCCCTGACTGTTTACCCCTATACCCCCGAGATGATCACCGTCGGCGGGGAATATTACCCGGCTTCGGCCATTCATCTGATCGATAACCTGAGAGTGAGCGCATGACCGCGAAATATTATGCCATTCTGACCAATCAGGGCGCGGCGCGGCTGGCGAACGCTGCTGCGCTTGGCACTAAAGTTAACCTTACGCAGATGGCCGTTGGCGATGCTAACGGCGTACTGCCGACGCCTGACCCGTCGCAGACGGCGCTGATTAACCGCAGGCGTATTGCGCCGATTAACCTGCTGGCCGTCGACCCAAACAATACCAGTCAGATTATCGCCGAGCAGATTATCCCGGAGGATGAGGGCGGTTGGTGGATTCGGGAGATTGGTCTCTACGACAGTGACGGCTTGCTGATTGCCGTGGCGAACTGCCCGGAAACCTACAAGCCGCAGCTCCAGGAGGGGAGCGGGCGCACGCAGACCATTCGTATGATTTTGATCGTGTCGAGTACCGCCGCCGTCACGCTGAAAATCGACCCGTCGGTGGTGCTGGCAACCCGTAAATATGTAGACGATGCGGTGATCGTTATTGGCAATGCTTTAGACAAAAAGCAGCCGCTGGATGCCACCCTGACGACTCTTTCAGGTAAAGGCGTTTCGGCCATAATGACGTGGCTGTCTGCTGTAACCGGTGATTCCGTATCAATTCTGGGGTTTGAAAGCGGTTCAGTGGATTTGCCGTTTCTGAGAAAGAGCGTCACCAATGAATTTGTTCGTCTGGCAACGCGAAATCTTGTTATCGAATCGGTTACAAGCCTGTCCAGAACGCTGAGCGCGGAGCTGGCGCTAAAATCGCCCCTTGCAAGTCCGACATTTACGGGTTTGCCACTTGCTCCGACCGCAGCGCCAGCCACGAATAACACGCAGATTGCGAATACGGCATTTGTGAAATCGGCAATTTCTGAGGCTATTGCTGCGCTGGTTGGTTCATCCCCGGCAGCCCTCGATACGCTGAATGAACTAGCTGCTGCACTTGGTAATGATGCGAATTTTGCAGCCACAATGACGCACGCTCTTGCTGGAAAACAGGCGGCAGATGCGACACTGACAGCCCTTGCCGGTCTCACCTCTGGTGAGAATAAATTGCCCTATTTCACCGGAGTCGACACGGCGGCACAGACCGATTTAACGCAGCTGGGACGGGATATTCTGGGCAAAAGTACCATAGCGGCGCTGTTCGATTATCTGGGGATGGGAAAGGGGATTGTAATTGCCGACCAGGGATCTAATGTTAATGGCAAATGGCGGCGCTATTCAGATGGTTCTATTGAAATGCTCGGTTTTTCCGCAGCGCCAGGTTCTGATGGCCTGGCTGATGTCGTATTTCCGATTGCGCTACCCGCGGCCCCGAGTGCATCAGGCATTACATTCAGCCAGTTTTCATCGGTTGTTCCGACGGCCCCAACGGTCACAGTCGGGATTGTTGGAACCATCTCAGCTGCCGGGTTTAGGACCAGGACATTAACTACCGCAGGCCCGACAGGCAGCGGCTTTAGCTGGAGAGTATTATATGCGCCATTTTAATCCGTTAACACGAACTGAAGCCGTGCCTGGTATTCACGATCTGACCGGCACGACTGAACTACCTGACAACCACTGGTTTTTTACTCTGGAAACTGTGCCAGCAGGAAAGCTGATTGCCGTTGAGGCAGGAGAGCCTCTGTTGGTGGATGAGCCAGCGCCCACGGGAGAAGAGCTGGTAGCGGCGGCAGACGCACAAAAGCAGCTGTTGATTACAGCGGCTAACGACTACATGAACAGCAGGCAGTGGCCCGGTAAAGCTGCCATCGGCCGCCTGAAAGGAGTTGAGCTGACGCAGTATGGGCTGTGGCTGGACTATCTGGATGCGCTGGACGTGGTAGACACATCAACCGCGCCGGATATCGACTGGCCTGCGCAACCAGAAGCATGACGATCGCCCCGCATTGCGGGGCTTTTTTTGCCCCGCTTCCTGATCTTCTGTTGTATCAGCCCACAGCCAACCCTCACAAATAGCCGCAGCCCTGTATCGCCAGGACAATGACCTCACCCCTTAACCACGGAGTTAACCGGATGAGTGATTTTCATCACGGCGTGCAGATCGTCGAAATTAACGACGGCACACGCGTCATTTCCACTGTATCAACGGCAGTTATCGGCATGGTCTGTACGGCCAGCGATGCCGATGCCGCCACCTTTCCACTAAACGAGCCGGTGCTGATTACCAGCGTGCAAAGCGCTATCGGTAAAGCCGGTAAAAAAGGCACCCTGGCCGCGTCCCTCCAGGCTATCGCTGACCAGAGCAAGCCCGTTATTGTCGTGGTGCGCGTTGCAGAAGGCACCGGCGACGATGAGGAAGACGCGCTTGCGCAGACCGTTTCCAACATCATCGGTACCACTGACGAAGACGGTAAATACACCGGGCTGAAAGCGCTGCTGACTGCCGAAGCTGTGACGGGCGTTAAGCCGCGCATTATCGGTGTGCCAGGGCTGGACAGTCTTGAGGTGGCGACAGCCATCGCGTCGGTGTGCCAGAAGCTGCGCGCATTTGGCTATGTCAGTGCATGGGACTGTAAAACCCTTTCTGATGCCATCAACTACCGCAAGAATTTCGGGCAGCGCGAGCTGATGGTCATCTGGCCGGACTTTATCGCATGGGACACTAATGCGAACGCCAGCGCCAAAGCATGGGCGACGGCGCGGGCGCTGGGCCTGCGCGCCAAAATCGACCAGGAGACTGGCTGGCATAAGACGCTCTCAAATGTCGCCGTTAACGGCGTGACGGGTATCAGCGCCTCGGTGTTCTGGGATTTGCAGGAGCCTGGCACCGATGCCGACCTGCTCAACGAGGCGGGCGTAACAACGCTTATCCGTAACGACGGATTTAAGTTCTGGGGTAACCGTACCTGCTCTGACGATCCGCTGTTCCTCTTCGAAAACTACACCCGTACGGCGCAGGTACTCGCCGACACGATGGCCGCCGCGCACGCCTGGGCAATGGACAGGCCAATTACGCCGACGCTGATCCGCGACATTGTGGATGGCATCAACGCCAAATTCCGCGAACTCAAAACCGCAGGCTACATCGTTGATGGCACCTGCTGGTTTGACGAAGAGTCTAACGACGCGGCAACCCTCAAGGCCGGGAAATTGTTCATTGACTATGACTACACCCCGGTTCCCCCACTCGAAAACCTGACGCTGCGCCAGCGTATTACCGACAAATATCTGGCTGATCTGGTTTCCTCGGTCAACAGCAATTAAGGAGCGCCCGATAAATGGCAATGCCGCGCAAGCTTAAGTTTATGAACGTCTTCCTTGATGGCTACAGCTATCAGGGGGTCGCAAAATCTATCACGCTGCCAAAGCTCACCCGCAAGCTGGAGAACTATCGCGGGGCAGGCATGAACGGCGTCGCGCCAGTTGATCTCGGTCTTGATGATGATGCGCTGTCAATGGAGTGGTCGCTCGGTGGCTTCCCGGATGATGTTATCTGGAACCTGTACGCCGCGACCGGGATTGACGCCGTGCCGATCCGTTTTGCTGGCTCCTACCAGCGTGACGATTCCGGCGAGACGGTGGCCGTTGAGGTGGTCATGCGCGGGCGTCAGAAGGAGATCGACACTGGCGAGGCTAAACAGGGTGAAGACACGGAAGCGAAAATTTCTGTTGTCTGCACCTATTTCCGCCTGACGATGGACGGAAAAGAGCTGGTTGAGATCGACACCATCAACATGGTCGAGAAGGTGAACGGCGTGGATAAGCTGGAGCAGCACCGCCGCAACGTCGGCCTGTAATTTATCCCGGCCAGCAAGCTGGCCGGTAACCCTCTTTTGAATTAATAAGCGAGAAAATCATGAGCAAAGAAAACGTTGTTACCCTGGAGAAACCCATCAAGCGTGGCGAGCAGGAAATTACCGAAGTTACCCTGATTAAGCCTACGGCTGGCACACTGCGCGGTGTCGGGCTGGCTGCGGTGGCCAGCTCTGAGGTTGATGCCCTGATTAAGGTGCTGCCGCGCATGACGGCCCCGAACCTGACCGAGCAGGAAATCGCCACGCTGGAACTGCCGGACTTTGTGGCACTGGCCGGGAAAGTTGTCGGTTTTTTGTCACCGAGTTCGGCGCAGTAGATTTCCCGAAAAAACTATCGGTTGACGATCTGATGGCGGATATCGCAGTGATTTTCCACTGGCCGCCATCAGAGCTATATCCCCTGAGCCTGACCGAGCTTTTCACATGGCGCGAGAAGGCGCTCCAGCGAAGCGGAAACACGAATGAGTGACGTTAAGTTACAGGTATTGCTCAAAGCGGTTGACCAGGCATCGCGGCCCTTTAAGGCGGTGCAGGAGGCAAGCCGCACCCTCTCCGGAGAAATACGCGGCTCGCAGAACGAATTAAAGGTGTTAAACGAGCGCGCCAGGCAGATTGAGGGATTTCGTAAAGCCAGTGCGCAGCTTGCCGTCACCGGCAATGCACTGAAAAAGGCAAAGGAGCAGGCGGCGGAGCTGGCGCTCCAGATGCGAAACACCACTAACCCCACTAATGCGCAGGTCAAAGCGCTGGATAACGCCAGGCGAAGCGCTGCTGAGCTACAGACTAAATATGATGGCCTGCGTCTGTCTGTGCAGCGCCAGCGCGCCGGGTTGCAACAGGCCGGTATAGATACCCGCAATTTGTCTGCTGCCGAACGGCAGCTGCGCGGAAACATCACGCAGACTACCGCCGCAATGGAGCGACAGCGTGCTGAACTGGCGCGTGTCAGCCAGCAACAGGCCCGGCTTAATGCAGTTAGGGAGCGTTATGAGCGCGGCCGGGAAATGGTTGCCGGTGCGCGAAATGCCAGCGCGGCGGCGCTGGGGCTGGGTACTGCGGGGCTGTTTGCGGGAAGCCGTATGATTGCGCCGGAAGTGCAGACGCAGCACAGCGGCGCGCTGATTGCGGCGCGTCAGGGTGAAGACACCGCCACCGGTGAGCAGTATGTCCGGGTCATTCAGGAAATTAACAGCTCCGGCGTCAGCAGCGATATTGAGAATATTACCGAGGCGGTATCGGCGGTCCGCAGTACCCTGGGGACGATGGGGGATGTTGGCGAGGCTGAATTAACCCGAATTACCCGCAAGGCGCTGGATATGCAAACGGCCTTCGGCAGCGAAGCCGCAGAAAGCATCCAGATTGCGGGCATCATGATTAAAAACGGTCTCGCTGCAAACAGTGACAAGGCGCTGGACCTGATCGTGTCCGGAATGCAGCGCGTGTCCTCACAGATGCGCGGCGAAATGCCGGAGATCCTGCACGAATATTCGACCCATTTCCGCAATATGGGCTTTACCGGCGCGGAAGCAATGTCGCTGCTTGTTGAGATGTCAAAGCAGGGGAAATTCGCGCTCGATAAAACCGGCGATGCCATAAAAGAGTTTTCTATCCGTGGCTCTGATATGTCGAAAAACAGCGTCGCGGCATATAAGCAGATTGGCCTGAACGCTGAAAAAATGTCGGCAGATATTGCCAGCGGCGGTGAAAAGGCCCGCACGGCAATGCAGAAAACCGCACGCGGCCTGCTGTCCATTAAAAATCCGGCAGAGCGGGCAAACGCGGCGATAGCCCTGTTTGGTACGCCAGTCGAAGACCTGTCTGTTGATCAGATCCCGAAATTCCTTGCGGCCCTGGCAGGCGCAAAAAACCAGCTCGGAGACGTCAGCGGCGCGGCTGACGATATGGGTAAAACGTTACGCGATAATCTGTCAGGGGACATGGTGCGGCTGCAGGGTGCGTTGTCCGGCCTGCGCCTGAATGTATTCAGCGGCATGGATGACCGTCTGCGTAAACTCACGGCGACGGCGACGCAATGGCTGGGAAAAATGAACGCATGGGTAACGGCTAATCCTGAGCTGGTATCAAAAATTGTGTTAGTGGCGGGGGCGGTCACCGGCCTGATTGCCGTGCTGGGTGGCATCGGTTTAGTGCTGTGGCCGGTAATGGCAGGGATTAATGCGCTGATTGCGGGGGCAGGCGTACTGGCTACCGGTTTCAGTATTGCCGGTACCACGATAGTGACCGCCATCGGTGCAATTACCTGGCCGGTTATAGCCGTGGTTGCGGCTATCGTCGCCGGTGCTCTGTTAATTCGCAAATACTGGGAGCCGATAAGCGCCTTCTTCGGTGGCGTGGTTGACGGACTGCAGGCGGCATTCGCGCCGGTTGGTGAGCTATTCACGCCGGTTAAACCCATGTTTGACTGGCTGGGCGAAAAACTGAAGGCGGCCTGGCAGTGGTTCACCGATCTGATTGCCCCGGTGAAGGCAACCCAGGACACACTGAACAGCTGCCGGGAAGTAGGCGTAACATTTGGTAGCGCGCTGGCTGATGCGCTGATGATGCCGCTTAATGCATTCAACAAGCTGCGTAGCGGGATTGACTGGGTGCTGGAAAAGCTCGGAGTAATTAATAAGGAGTCGAGCACGCTGGATCAGACGGCTACGCGTGCCAGTGCGGCGGCCAACGGTGGTTTAGTGCTGGGAGTCAGTGCCGCAGGTATGCCACAACAGCCCGCTGCGGTGTTGCATTCTGCCGCCGTGCCGCAACCCGTAAACGTAGCGCCGCCGGTTATCGTGCCACCGCCCGCCGTAGTCAGGGCTGGAAGTGACGTGCCGCTGTCAACAAAAGCGGCCTCTCAAAATCAGACACCTTCGGAGGCCGGGGCGGGCCATAAGTCACCTGTCAGACAGACGGCAGGGTACACCCCGGCAAACCAGGCGGGCGGATATCAGGCTTATCGACCGGTGAATGCACCGACAGGGCGGACGTATATCGATCAGAGTAAAAGCGATTACCACATCACCCTGCCGGGAGGGGCTGCAGCGGGCGGCCAGCTTGAACAGCAGCTGCAGGACGCGCTCGAAAAATTCGAGCGTGACAAGCGCGCCCGCACTCGATCCAGTATGGCTTACGACGGATAAGGAGTTACCACAATGATGTTAGCGCTTGGCATGTTTGTCTTTATGCGACAGACGCTGCCCTATCAGACACTGCAGCGTGATGCGGAATATCGATGGCCGTCAAACTCGCGTGTAGGTAAGCGTGACGCATTTCAGTACCTCGGCCCCGGGGAGGAAAAAATCACCCTTGCAGGTGTGCTTTATCCAGAGCTGACGGGCGGAAAGATGACCATGACTACCGTGCGCCTGATGGCAGAGAAGGGCCGCGCGTGGTCTTTGCTGGATGGCGGTGGCACGATTTACGGTATGTACGTTATCAATAACGTGAGTGAAACCGGCAGCGTATTTTTCAGTGACGGCACCCCGAGAAAAATCGACTTTACGATGACCCTTACCCGCGTCGATGAATCACTGGCGGCACTTTATGGCGATATCGGTCGCCAGGCCGAAACGCTTGTCGGTAAAGCGGGGGATATGGTGTCGAACGTTTCCACCACTGTGACGGGGCTGCTTAATGCTTAATGCACTGACTGGCAGCGCAGGCGGGGTGTGCACTCCCGCTTACGTGCTGAAAATTGACAGCCGGGATATAACCGGCAACATCAGCGACAGGCTGATGAGCCTGACGCTGACCGATAACCGCGGATTTGAGGCCGACCAGCTAGATATTGAGCTGAACGATGCCGACGGTCGGGTAGAATTACCGACGCGAGGGGCAGAGCTGACTCTGTTCATCGGCTGGAAAGGAGAGGCATTAATCGGTAAAGGGTCATTCACCGTTGATGAAGTCGAGCACAGGGGCGCGCCGGATGTGGTCACCGTCCGCGCCCGCAGCGCCGATTTTCGTGGAACACTAAATTCCCGGCGTGAAGAGTCCTGGCACGACACCACACTCGGCGGGATAGTGAGAGCTATAGCCGCTCGCAACAAGCTGGAAGCAGGCGTCGCGCCGGAGCTGGACGGGATTAAAATCACGCATATCGATCAGGCCCAGGAATCAGATGTGAAATTCCTGACCCGCCTTGCTGAGAGGAACGGCGGCGAGGTATCGGTAAAAATGGGGAAGCTGTTGTTTCTTAAAGCGGGGCGCGGCGTGACGGTTAGCGGAAAACCTATCCCGCAGGTGACTATTGTCCGCAGTGACGGAGACCGGCACCACTTCTCAATTGCTGATCGGGGGGCATATACCGGCGTTACGGCGAAATGGCTGCACACCAAAGACCCGAAGCCGCAGAAGCAAAGCGTAAAGCTTAAGCGTAAAGAGAAGCCAGCCAAAACAGGTGCGGCACAGCATCCGAAAGCAAAGCCAGTAAAAGTGCCCGAAGCGAGAGAGGGCGAGTACATGGCCGGTGAGGCTGACAATGTTTTTGCCATCACGACGATATTTGCAACAAAGGCCCAGGCGATGCGGGCAGCGCAGGCCAAATGGGACAAGCTTCAGCGGGGTGTTGCTGAATTTTCTATCAGCCTGGCGCGTGGCCGCGCCGATCTCTATCCAGAAAAGCCGGTCACAGTCAGAGGTTTCAAGCGGGTGATTGACGATCAGGCCTGGACAATTACAAAGGTAACGCACCTGCTTAGCAATAACGGTTATACGACGGGCCTGGAGTTAGAAGTGAAGCTTTCCGATGTGGAATATGAAAGTGAAAATAATGAGGCATAAGAGTGTTCTCATTTCGTGAACGAAGCGGTATCATCTGTTCACAATATGAGAGCAGGGGTGGTTATGTTTCATTGTCCGGAATGCCAACATGCAGCACATGCACGCACTAGTCGCTATTTAAGCAAGAATACTAAAGAACGTTACCATCAATGCACCAATATCAATTGCAGCTGCACGTTCGTGACGATGGAGACTGTCGAGCGCCGCATTGTCACCCCAGGTAAGATAGATTTTGCGCCGCCACATCCAACAGTCAACGGTCAGCAGCAGCTATGGCGATAA